TAGGAGAACTACCACCAGTCTCTCTATAAGTTGCCTCAGAGTTAATAACACCATCTCCACCAATAGTAAACAGCCTTGTATTGCCTGCTGCTATTTGGAAGTTACCTGCACCATTAGATAGGTCATTAGGAGACTCAAATATCTTAAAGCCATTTCCACCTAACCACTCAATACCTTCTCCTGCACCTGCATCATTAATAGTAATATGGTTAACATTGTACAAGTCTGAGTTATTCATATCCAAACCTTTACCATTAGCATTATAAGAACCTGCTGCAAACTTGAGGAATGATACATTAGACAGGGTTACAGTTCCACCCATACTATTAAAGATGTCAACATTTCCATTAGATGGATTCATTATCATACCTGCAATAGTAGAAGATGCAATACCTCCACCCCATGTAAGCCCATCAATACCTAAGTAAACAAGATTAGCTCCTGTACCTTGATTAAGGATAAGACCTGCCTCATCAAGACTCCATTTCCCTGTTTGTGTCCTTGTAGTACCTGTTACAGTACCATAAGAACCTGATAGCTTACCTTTATCAATATCAAAGATGCTGTAGCTAGTAATTGTACCACTAACTGACTCACCTTCTGCATGAAGGTTATTCTTGTCTATTTTCAAGAAGTTTTTAGCACTATTAGGGTCAACAGATGTAATAACAGCTCCTGTGATTGTACCACCTGAGATAGTTTTACCTGTGATTGCAGTAGATGCAAGTAAGTCAGAAGTTATTACCCCTGCTTTAATCTGTGCTGCAGTAATAGAGTCAGCCTCTATCTTACCTCCATTGATTGTAGTCTTTCCTGTGAAAGTCCAATCTTTAAGCACTAAGTCAGACTCATATGCTCTAATCTCTTGCTCTGTAGAAGGTCTTAACTTAACAGCATCATACTGCATAGTTTTAGCTGTGATAGTCTCCCCAAAGCCTGTCCATCCTCCCATTGGATACACTTGAAAGCCTGTAAAGTCAGAAAGAGCATTCTGCTTAATAACTGTACTCACTGTGTACCACTTATCTTTAACAGGGTTTCCTACAAGTTTCTTTATGCTAACCACATTATCAGTATAAGCAGAACCTCTGTTATATCTAACAAGTATACCTGCACCATCTATAGTTCCACTCTCAATCTTAAAGGTAAACTCTAAAGTAACATACTGAGAGAAAGGAGCTGTAGTTACAATAGCAGGATTTAAGAAAGAGCTTTGACCTGCACCTACAACATACTTAACAGCATTACCCATGCCATTGCCTGATGCTACTTTACTAAAGCCTGAGCCAGTACCTGTACTAAATCCTGTGTATCCAGTAGGATAAGTACCTGCCCAATCTAAGAAAATAGGGTTAGCATTGATGATGGATGTATCAAAGTTAGAAATAACTCCTTTGACAGTATTAGCTGTGCTGTTAGCTGTGTCTGCAGTATTCTTAGCAGTATTAGCTGTGCTTTGTGCTGTGTCAGCAGTACTCTTAGCTGTGTTAGCTGTAGAGTTGGCAGTATTAGCTGTAGTTACAGCATTTGTAGCATTAGTACTTGCTGTGCCTGCAGTAGTCTTAGCACTTGCTGCATCTGTCTTAGCAGTATCTGCAGTAGACTTAGCAGTATCTGCAGTAGACTTAGCTGTATTTGCTGTACTTTGTGCAGTACCTGCAGTAGATAAAGCACTTGATGCATTAGCCTCTGCATTAGTGATCTTTGTCTGAGTTGAGCTATCAAAGGCACTGAATGTAACAGCTCCAACAATATCAATTTTAGTAGCTGATATTTTGATGCTCTCAGGGCTTTGATTAATTGCTGAAACAATACCATTCTTTTCTACCTTAGACTCAATAGAGTCAGCAGTCTGCTTGATAGATGATGACATTGTTTGTACAGCCTTTTGCTGATTGACTAACACTGTGAATCCATTAGCAGTAGACTTGTATCTACCATTCAGCTCAGAATCATAAAGCTTAGTCCAGTTAACAGCATCCTCAGATACTTGTACCTCAACTCCATAGAATGTTCTAGCATCCTTGTAGTACATATACAAATTGATAAAATCAATGTCCTCATAGACAGAACCTAAGTCTACTTGCACCCATTGTCTACCTGAGCTAAACTGAGCATACTTATCAGTATTAATATCACCATCAGTAATGTACTGAGCATTAGAGATAGCTGATGAGCATGTAGGAGTTTTACCTTTAGCTAGGTTAGTATCCCCTTGCATTACCATTAACTCAACAATGTAATTGTACTCATTATAGCTTGAGCCATTAGAATAAGCCCTAACATATCTAGCTTTTACAACCTCATTGCCTGACCTTCTAGCTATATCCTCAACATCATTAGCCTCAACTTTTAACTCAATCTTATCTGACAAAATATCTAAAGTGCCTGTATGACTTGATACAGTACCTGATAAAGTGTTAACCTCTGACTGATTAGCTTTAGCATTTATCTGACCTGCTTGAGTAGTTAAAGTAGCCTCAGCAGTAGCAACCCTTGATGTGACTTTACCCAAGTCAGTTTCAATAGTCTCTACAATTTCTTGGTCTGCTTTAAGCTCAATACTAGCTTTAGTCTGAGTGATAGCTGTCTCTGCATTTGTAACCCTAGTTACTACAGGAGCTAACTTACCATCAGAGTAGGACTTAGCATTTGCCTCAGCAGTAGATGCTTTTCCATCTGCATAACTCTTAGCACTTGTCAGGTTAGTAGCATCTTTACCATCAGCATAGCTCTTAGCAGCAGCTACTCCTGTATCTACCTGAGATTGACCTACCTTAGTAGCAATCTGACCTGCTTGGACAGTTAAACTTGACTCAGCAGATGTTACTCTGCCTGCTAATGTATCTACAGAGTCTTGAGATGCTTTAAGACCTATAGCTGTCTCATTCTGCTCAATAGATGTAGAGTGAGCATCTAATTGCTGTATAATACCTGCCTTATCAGTGTTATAAGTTGTAGTAGCAACCTTAGCATTAACCCTTGTATCTACCTCAGTCTTAGTGTAAGTAGTGTTAACATTAGCCTTAGAGACTAACTGACCATTTACATAATCAAGACCTGCTTTAGCAGCAATAGCAGTATTAAGAGCCTCTACAGTATCATTATCTGCTTTAGCCTGTAACTTACCATCAACATACTCAAGACCTGCTTTCTCAGCTACAGCCTCATTGATAGAGTTTACAGTGTTATTGTAGTCAACTAGGTTAACCTTTTGCTCTAGCTCATACTCAGTAGATTGTTTAAAGCCTGTTAACTCCTCAACATCTTGAACTACTTGAGTCACTTCTTTAGCCTGATTAGCAAGGATAGCTGAGCTGTTTACTGGAACAACAAAGCCCTCAGCAGTCTCAGTATGTGTACCATGCCTGTCAGAGTTATAAAGCCTAGTCCAGTTAATACCATCAGATGATACATCTACAAGATGCTGATTATAAATCCTACTACCTGAGAAGTTATGCCATACTTGAATGTACTCAACATCCTCTAAGACTGAGCCTAAATCAAGTTGAATATACTGATCTTGATTAGCTACACCTACAGCAGATAGAGTAGCATCCACTACCTCATTAGTAGCATATGCAGGATTAGTTAAAGCAAAGTTTGATGTAGGTACAATGCCTTTAGCAATGTTTACACCTGCTTTAAATACCTTTAACTCTGACCAAAGGTTAGTAGTATCTACATTGTTACCACTAATCCAATCTCTCACATATCTCACTTTAAGCCTTTGAGATTGAGCAGAGAATAAATCTTCTTTAGTAGGTAACTGGTTAATAGCAGACTGTATTGCAGGAATCTCATCAGCCTTATTCCATACCTCTTGCTTAGCTCTGATTAATGACTGCATCTCTGCAATCTTATCATTAGCAGGAGGAGTAACAGCAATATAATCCCCTAGCTCCACAGCATCATTAGCAGGATTAGTTAAGCTCCTAGACAATTTCCTGATTCTAGCATTAAGGTATAACTCAGGCTGTACTGACTCATCCTGTACAAGAATTGTATCCCCTAGATTAACCCTCTCATGCTCATAGCCTGCTAATCTTTCAAGTAGAGCTACATCAACTGAGTAAGTCATCTGAGGTCTTTCATATTGTTTTAATACCTCTATAGCATTCTCAAATAGCTCTTGAGGGCTTGTAGCTTTATCATCCTTGTAAACCCCTATGATATGTTCACCTGTGTCAGAATAAGCCTCTACAGCACTCTCAGAGAGTATCATATCTCCCTCAACAGAATAACCATCAGGTATAGGAGTAATGTTAGTACCATAGAAAGATAAAGGTACACCTGCATCAGATGTCTTACCTACAGCAGTAAGTCCTGTAATAAGCTTAGTCCTATTCTCAATCCTTTGTACTCCCATAACATCCTTACCATGCATGAAAGTCTTACCTGTTTCCTGTCCTACCATTTCATAAACAGATACAAGCTGACTAGTTACAGCAGTACCATTAGTCTCATATTCAAATTGCAGCTCTCCACCATACTGCTTAATTACATCTACCACAGCCTGTAGCTTTGTAGGATAGTCTGAGATAGTTACATCCTGATAACCAAGGTCATCAATGTTACCTACTGTCCAATCAGTATCCAGTAAGATGTACTCTAATACTTCCTCAATAGGTACAGAAAGGAAAGATGTAGGTCTTACTACATTCTTAATCAGGTCATCTTGTGCTGAGATTTCACAGTAAACCTCTTTTGAATACTCATATCCATCAGAGTCCTCAGTAACCTCCATGATTTTATACAGCTTATACTCACCCTCATCCAATGATGGATACAAGATGTAGCCTCCTGCAATAACTTTATAAGCCTCTTTGTGTGTAGCAGGTATAGTAAATGTTAATGTATCAGTTAAATCATCTAATGATCTTTCTTGTAGGTCATCAGAAAAAGGCAAAGAAAAAGGCATCCTGTTAGACAGGATACCTACTGTAGTTTTAGATGAATCAAGTATATATAAGTTTTTAATATCAGCCATTGTTTTACATCCTCCTATAGTGTTCTCTCTGTATATGAAATGCTCCCATTAGTGAAAGCATCATAAGGAGATACAATCAGTCCATTTTCTCCACTCTGTAACTTAATAAAGCTACTTGATGGGTTTAGATATTGATAGAAAGGGATGCCATTCTTTAAAATAGCTCCTGTCTCATTATCAATCTCTAGTACATCTCCTGCCCTCAAAATTAAAGGTACTTTGTTAGAATTATTGCTGATATTGTCCAAAGTTTTTACTCTGACATCTTTAAGAGCCATGTAACATGCAGGATTAGTAGAGTAAGCTTGTACTGCTACCTGAGCCTTAGATACTTTCCTGTTAAAAGTGCCTTTAGAGTCTGCATACTTTTTGCTGAGAATCCTTCTATACTTGTCATCATCTATCTCCACATAAAGCTCTACATACCATACCTTTTTTCTCCTCTTGATTTTCCAGTAGCCATCAAGGTCATTGTATTTAGAAGGTACACTTAATTTAACAATAGTTTTAACTGTAGAGCCATATACTAGGTCTACCTGAGCCACTAAGCTCCTTGCCTTAGCATTACTATCAGATACAGTAGCAACCATCACAGGGTTACTTGCAGAGTCTGCTAGGATGTACATTGCTTTGCCCATCTTGTCAGCCTTGTAAGTCTCCTTAGTGAAAGTACTGTAGGCATGATAACCTGAGATGTAGTAGCCATTTTCAAGCTTGTACCATCCTGTAGATGCTTTGGATAGGACATTATAAGTCTGACCTTTCTTAGCCATCCCTTTGCTCTTGTATCTTGTAGAGCCACCTGTCCTCATGTTCAAGTCTGTCTTTAGGGTTACAGTACCAATGTATCTGCTTGTAGCATCAGTATTAATCCTAAAGTAATGCTCTGTTTCAAAGTCTGTTACCTCTTGACTCAAAGGCTTGATAACAGATGCTCCATGCCATCCTGAGCCTGTACTGTAGTCAAGACCTGTCTGCCTAAACTCAACATTACCAAAGACCTCCATAGAGCCTGTGATTGTTCCCCCTCTTACAGAAGGTGCTACAGACCATCCATTTAAGGACTTTAAATAATCCTTGATTACATATCCACCCTCATCTACTAAGTTAGCTGTATCATCTACTGAGAAAGGTGTACCTAAATCTACATACTCCTCACCTGATACCACAGTAAAGTTATATACATCTTTTGTAATCTCAAAGCTCATCTTAGGGAAAGTCTCAGCATTACCTGTATTAGTTAGCTGCAGCTCATCACCTGCATAATCAGCAGGGATTAAGTACTCTCTTTCAAAGCCATAGATGTAAGGGTCTGTACATAAAAATGTAATAGTTCCCTCACCAACTAAAAAAGACTCCTTAAAAGTAGAGTCTCCTGTAAACTTAGCTAGGTAGTATCTGTTAGGATTGTCTCCTAAGATAAGCTCCTTAGCCTCTGTATAGTAAAGCCAGTTTGATAGCTGCTCTAGCAACTGTGGTAATACATTCTCCTCAGGAGCAACAATAGAGATATTAACTGCTATCTCCCTTGTACCTACCACATTTCCATAATCATAAGCACCTGCTTTGCCTCCTACTGATAGAGTAGTCTGACTTACTACAGGCAAGATGCTATGCTCAATGCTAGTAACCCTCACAAAATCAGGCATCTGTATCTCATTAAAAATAATTCCACTAAATGTAGCCATTACATTATCCTCCTTATAAATAGAAAAGAGCCTAGGGATAATCCCCAGACTCTCACATATTAGTTATTAAAGTTTAGCTTGCCTGAGGCTCTGTCCTTTCTGTCTTGTAACTGATTAAGCCTCTTAGCAACTTTCTCTATATCTGCCTCCTCTCTTACTACCAACTGAGCAACATGAATTGTAGTATCTCCTGAGCCTTTTGTGCTGTCAGGCATGAACCTAGCTACTGCTGTAGCAAATGGTTTCATCCTTCTCTGAGAACTCAAGGGAACAATAGACTCAGTACCTTTTTCTCCAGCTCCAATGAATGTAGCAGAGTCCAAAATACCTCCATTTGCATTCCAGTCTACATTAAGCTTAGGCATACCATTCTTTAACCAGTCCTTAGGATTAAGGGAGGCATTAGATATGCTAAAGCTAGGAACTTTGATTCCACCAAACAAATTAGAAAATGCAGACTTGATGTTACCTGCTACATCTTTTGCTTTGTTCCAAATTCCTTGCACCCTGTCAATGATTCTATCTATAGCTGCAGTTACTTTATCTCTCACCCAATTAAAGGCATTAGAAAGAGTAGTTTTCACTGAGTCTGCCACTGACTTAGCTTTCTCATAGATTTTCTGAATGATGTCCTTGATTCTATCAATTACTCCTTGTACAAAAGTCTTGATAGCATTAAAGATGTTAGTCCAGTTTGTTTTAATAGTCTGTAGTATCTTGACCACATATCCAACAATGGTATAGATGATAGCCTTGATCTTTGCAATCACAGGATTAATTACATTAGACATAATCCAATTCCATGCAGTTTTAAATGCATTTCTGATTGTTGTCATGATAGCCTGCACCTTAATTGCTAGAGTGTTAACTACTGACTTAACCTTAGTGACAACAGGTATGATGATGTTATTTAAGATAAAATCCCAAATAACTTTAATCCCTTTTTGGAATCTTCCCCATATTACAAGGATTGCATCTACTACTGCACCTACTGCTGCTTTAATTGCATCCCATACAATCTTAGCAACTACTACCATTGCATCCCATATAGCCTTAAATGCATTGAATAGTGGTGTAAACAGAGTTACTAGAATTGCAATAGCTACAAGGATTACCATTTTAATAGCAGTCCAAACAGCTTGGGCAACAGTAACAAAGGCATTAAAAATCATAGTATAGTAAGCAATGTAGAAGTTTAGGACAGCCATAAAAGCAGCTTTCAATCCATTCCAAATTGCAATAAAAAAGTCACCTATAGCAGTTAGAACATTCATGAAACCAGTTTTAAATCCTTCCCATAAATCCAAAGCACCTTGTACAAAGCTGTCAATAAATCCTAAGAATCCATCCCATATAGGAGCAAACCATGCAGTAATGCCTGACCATATTTCCTTAGTTTTAGCAACAATAGCATCCCAATTTTTATAAATCAGTACAGCTACAGCAACTATAGCCACAACTATCAGCATCCATGGGTTAGCCATAAACAGCTTGCTTAGCCACATGAAAGCTTTTCCTACTGACTTTAGAGAGCCAATAAGCTTGCTGCCACCTTTACCTAACAGACCAAAGCCTTTAGACAAAGCACCAAAGCCTGATACTGCTGTAGATGTTAAAGTTAGGATAGAACCTAGCCCTACAAGTAAGATAGGTAGAATAGCAATGAAAGCACCAATAGCTAATACTACTTTTTGAGTGTTAGGTGATAACCCCATAAAAGCACTTGCTACCTTCTTAACACCTGCAATCATAGGAGGTAGTACATCTGATATAAAGTCTCTCATGATGTCACCCACAGGAGCTATAGCAACTTGAATCTCATTCCATGCTGCTTGCATATCCTGAGCAAAAGTCCTATTGTTCTTAGCCATATCCTTGCCTGCTCCATCAACATCTCCCATATGGTCAGTCATAGATGCAGTAGATGCAATGACATCTTTTTCCATATCTTCATACTGGGTTCCAAATAGGCTGACACCAATAGCATTCCTCTCAGCCTGATTGTCTACATCCTTTAAGGCATCTACTACTTGCACATATGCTTTCTTAGCACCATCTCCACCCTTAGCAAAGGTAGCAGTCATCTTGTCAGCATTAAGACCTAAATCTTTAAATGCCTCTTTAGAAGTATCAGAACCATCCTTAGACCTAATACCAAACTCTTTGACAGCATCTCCCACTTTATCCAAATTAAAGGAGCCTGCTTCTGCTCCTGAGATAAGAGTATTGAACATGTCTTTTGCATCAAAGCCCATTTGTGAGAAGTATACTGAGTACTCACTAAGTGTATCCTGATAGTCTCCTGCATAGTCCATACCATTCTGATAACCCTTAGCCATCAAGTCCATTGCCTCTTGACCATTGATGCCAAACTGTTTCATCATGATACCTGCAGTTTTAGAAACTTCAGATACATCTGAATCCATGACATTAGCCAACTGCATAGCCTGCTCAGTGACTGCTGACATATCCCCTTTAGAGATGCCTTTCATGTTCTTAGATACATCAATGATAGAGTTAGATATTTCATCTAAGTCACCTGCACCTGACTTTCCTACCTCAGCTAGTATATCTTTAAAGCCATCAAGCTCAGCACCTGTAGCACCTAACTTAGTAGAAAAGTTATTTGTAGCCTGTGCCATATTGTCAGATGCAGCAATAGCAGCTCCTCCAATTGCAGCAAGACCTGCTGATAGTGGAGCAATGTTCTCACCAATCTCATTAAACTTTTCACCTGACTCCCTCAGGCTATCTCCCATTTCCCTTGCTTGCCTAGCAATACCATCCATAGCATTAGAGAAGTTTCTTAGCTGTCTTTCTACAGCATCAATACCCCCTAAGACTATCCTTGCTGTTAAATCTCCTGCACTTGCCATAATCTCACATCCTTTATATACAAAAATAAAGAGAGCCATTGAATAGTTTTTAGTTATTCAACAGCTCCCTGAGTTTATTTATTCAGTTTGAATCTCTCTATTAGCTTAGCTTTCTCATCCTCAGCAGATTTCTTAGCTTTGTCAGCTTTACTCTCCTCTGAGTCCTGCTCCTCCTCTATATCCTCTAGAGACTTATACAATCCTTGTTTAAGTTTCATAGCATCTGTGCCTTTCTTCATGTTGCCTGTACTCATCATCTGATTAGCTGTAAACCATGCAAAGTTGTTAAGCATCTCATCTAACTTGTACTCATGCCACAGTAAAGCACCCTCTACCTTCTCTAGAAAGTCAAAGGAGTCCATAGAATAAAGCTCAGCCTTAGTCAAGTCTAGTAAGCCATAGCCATACTTATAAATGTCTGTAACATTCAGATTAGCCATGCTTACCTTGGTTAGTTTTTTTCAGTATTCATCCCTGCAAATACTTCTGATAGTTTACTTGAGATTTCAGGCAACTCAGTTACATCAATCATATAACCTAGCTCATCAAATGTTAGCTCTTTATCCTCATGGATTAGACCTACATAAATAACAGCTAAGATAGTTTCCATATCCTGAGCTTTCTCCTCATCTTGCAAGTCCTTTAACTGAATGCCAAAGTCCTTTTTAAGCTTGATTAATGACATAATTGGATATGCCAAATTCCTCTCTTGTTCTGCAATCATTACTGGTACTTTTTTAGCCATCTCTCTATTCTCCCCTTAATATAAAATAATGGAGAGCAAGGTATTAACCCTACTCTCCTATATGTCTAGCTACAATATTCAATTTAAAGTTATAACCTCTAAATATTTGATGATCTTTCTCTTTGTACCAATAACTTGTACCTATCTTTACATCTTATATATCTCTATATATTTATTAATAGATAAGTACAAGAAACTGAGACATACAAAAAACTGAGACAAAGATTAAGCCTCAGATACAACACCTTTAGCTCTTTCTAATGGAGAACCACCCTCAATAGAGATTGCATATGTTACTGCATCATCCATAGAGAACTCCAAAGGAAGGTCAACAATAAAGCCTGAGCCAGTGTAAGTTACACCTTCTGCCTCACTGTTAGCACCTACTCTTATTTCAACCTCAATAGATTTTCTAGCTAAGAAAGTTGTTTCAATCAAATCAAAAGCTGTGTCTCCTAAAACTACAAATCCATCACAGTCAACTGACCATGAGATAAGACCTGCCATACTAGATGTAAAGCCTCCTGATGTCTTGTCAGTTACAGAAATTGTTTCTGCTTCCCTATTCAAAGTACAGTTAGTTTGTCCACCTACAATTTGCTTAACTCCTGACTCATCAATTACTTTTAAAAGTACATCTACACCTGCAATCTTTTTTGCTACTGCCATTCTATTTATCCCCCTAGTTAATTAATTTTTGGTATTAAAAAAGCCCTAACTACTGAGTAGCTAAGGCTCTAAAATTCAACATGTAAAAATGATTGTTATTGACATCCTGACCTAGATAACTAGGCATTAATTGCTGTGACTTAATCATGATTAACTGAGTATCTCCTACCATTTGATTAGTAAGGTCTTTCAGCTTGTTTATCACTTCTTGTCCTAGCTTTTCTCCTACTGATGGATGTCCTGCTCTGACTGTGATTGTTAAGGTTATATCTATTACTGAGCCTCTTGTATTTGCTCCCTGTCCTACCTCTACAATCATAGCCTCTGTAGGAGATGATGCAGGAAAAGCATAAGGATACAAAGGAGTAGTAACCCCTAATCCTTTAAGAAAGGCTGTGACCTCTGTAATGCTCACCTAATCCCTCCTATCTATCTGTTAAGAGAATTAGTATAGGCTTCTTGTAAATGCTCCATGTAGCCTGCTCTGTTCTTCTCAAGAGCATTCTCTAAATACCCTTTACCTACAGGTACTCTACCTGAGCCAAACCTAGACTGACCTCCTGTTTTCCTTTTAGACTTCTCACCTAACTCATAGGACTTATCATGAGTCCACTGAGCATAGTTAAAGCCTTTGTTTACAGCATTGAATCCTACAGTACCCTCAATCCCTTGAGAGCCTACAAAGACCTCATGCTGTGCTGATCTTTCAAGTAAGCCTGTATCATGGGGAGCTGACATTGATGCTACCCTTTTCATATCAAGGACAACATCTGTCATTGCATTTCTCATATCCTTTTTAACTCTCTTGCTGAGCAGTTTTGACCTATCAACAAAATCCACATCTACTGAGAATCTTGCCATTAGACTGTAACTCCTACAGCAACAGGTGAGCCTGATAAGTCATACTTGTAGTCAATTTCTAAAGGCTGCTTTCTAAAAGACTGACCTCTTTCATTAGTAAATACAATGTAATCATCATAGGCTACCTCAGGAAAGCCCTCTAAGAGAACCTTAGCAGTAAATACTACTGATTCTCCTGAAGCAATGCTTATAGCCTCTTTCCTAGTGTTATAAGATACTCTTGCATTGACAGTCTCAGAGCTATCTGCTACTGCCACTCCCCAATCATCTAACATACTTGCTTTCTCAATAGTCACCTGATGAGGCATAGGTACAAATCCTAGCATTAATAAAACCTCCCATACCCTTTAAGATAAGAAGGGTCATATTGTTGCTTGACTCTAAAGTCAGAGCCATTTGCATAGCTGCCTACTTTCCTCTTCCTGATGCTATCCTTTCCATAGAGAGCTAACAGCTTAGGTGAAATAGTTCTATCCATATCTTTTAACTGTAACTGAATACCATCAACAGTAATCATGGTAGCTCCCATCTCAGCCCTCTGCATGGAGTCATCCATCTTGAGTAACCAAAGTACTTGCTCTGATACATCCTCAATAGGTAAGCTCTCCCTATCCTTATATACATCAGACATATACCTAACTAAAGTACTGATTGCCTGATTAACAGCTTTTTGTTTAATATTTTCATTAGCAGAGTCATACAGCTTAGAGTGGAGGACATTCTCAGCAATAAACTGAGTAATTTCAGATACAGTTATCATGATTATTCCTCCTCTTTCTTAGCTGCTGCTTTCTTTTTAGCAGGTGCTTTCTTAGCAGGTGCTTTAGGTTGTAAATTAGTTTTACTCTCTAAATCCTCAACTGAGTAGCCAAATCTATCAGACATCTCTTGAGCTAAAGCTACATCCTCAACTAATGCCTCACCATTCTTGAACTCTACTCCCATGAATACAGCATTATAAAACTTGTTAGGTACTGTTACTTTTACTGCCATTCCTATCTCTCCCCTCTGTATACATAAAAAAAGACAGGCAACAGGATTAACCTGCTACCTGCCTTAGTTTTACTGTGCTATTAAATTAAGCTTGAGGCTTTCTTACAGCCACAGCTAAATCATTGAATACTGCAAGACCACAGAACCACTCAATCCTAGTTTTAACTTGAGGAGTCTCACCTAGTTCACCTAGAGCTTTAACTTTCAAGCCTGACTTAGATTGTAGACCTGATACAGCACTCTTAACTCCAAACTTAACAGCTAAGATGATGCCATCTGCAAGTAATTCTTGCTCAATGTCAACAATAGGAACTCCACCAAAGTAAGCTACTTGTACACCAAACTCATTAACCTCATAGTTGATGTAGTCTCTAGCTACAGCAGTTAAAGACCTTCTAGCTTTTTTATTCATGATAAGAGCAGATGCTCCACCTTGAACCATATCCAATAGCAAATCAATGTCTGCTTGAATATCAGAAGTAGCTACAACTTCTTGCTCAGAACCTGCAAACCTTTTTAATAGACCATCAAAAGCATTTGCATCTACAGCAGAATCTCCACTTAGGAAAGTTTTCTCAAATTTATGAGCAATAGCCTTAGAAGTTAAAGCAACCTCAATAGCCATCAAATCATTAATATTTGCATGTACTTCCAATTGGAAAGAATCAATAACTGCCTCAGCACCTAAAATAGTAAGGAACTCTGTCCTTCTTTCAGTTTCAGGAGCTACAGAATTGTAAGCTGTATTAATTGCTCTGAACTCTACTCCTGCTAAAGATTTCTCCACATTATATGAGTACCCATTACCTTCTACATTCATAAATGGTAAGATACTAAGCAACTTAGACTCAGTAGCCATAGTTTGAATTACACCTGCTTGCAACTCATCTTGAGTTAGGCTTGCAGTTTGTGCTAATGTTAAACCTGCCATGTATATATCCCCCTAAAATAGTTTTTTTGTTTTTGTGCATATAAAAAAGAGACTCCTTTTGAGAATCTCCTTTAGTTCATTTATTGTTTTGAAAAGTGATTGCTAAAGTAATTAGCTAGTTTTTGTTGTCCAGTCAAATTAGAGTTAGCTTTCTGATGATCTTTATTTCCTAGCTCTAATGGCTTGCCTATCTCAACATCTTTAACCTCAGGCTTTTTAAATAGACCTGATGCCTCAGCTTTGTTAACCCACTCTAATTGCTTTGTTACATTTCCATCAGGAATCAATGCTTGAAACTCTTTAGGAATCTCTGCAACCTTAGCATCAAGAATAGTTTTAACTACTGATTCTAATTCTTTAACTTGACCTTTTAATGATTCTACTTTTTTAACCTCAGCTTTGTACTTAGAATCAAGTTTAACCAATTCATCATTGGTCTTGCTTTCCTCTGCATCATCAGCATCTGTATCCTCAGGAGTCTCATCTGTTTCCTCCTTAGTAGAATCCTCTTTAGTTTCCTCAGCAGTTTCTGTAGTTTCTTCTTTAGTCTCTACAGTTTCTGTCTCAGGTTTCTCAACTGTCTCCTCAGCTTTATTCTCAGGAGTCTCAGTCTCTGTAGTCTCTACAGTTTCAGTTTCAGTAGTTTCTACTGTTTCTGTCTGTGTAGTTTCCTCAGGCATCTGCATCTCTCCTCTCATCTCTCATTGAGCCTTTTCTTTGGCTCATACTATTGTCTGACTGTAAAAATGGAAATAAAGTAAAAGCTAGAAAAAAATTAAGAAATGTGACTATT